CGGATCGGGACATCATCTATCACCAAGGCGTGTTCGAGCGTATCGTCGAGGAGTGCGGCTACGACCCGTATCCCTCGAACGAGGCAATGGCCATCATCTTCGCCGAGTGCGCGAGCGACGGATTCTCTGGCTTAACATTTAGTTACGGCTCGGGGATGACAAACGTGGCCCTGGCCCTTAACACAACGGAGGTATTGTCCTTTTCGGTGCAGCGTGGTGGCGACTGGATCGACAAGCATGCCTCGCAGGCGGTGGGGATGACCCAGGCCCAGATGTGCGCCCTCAAGGAGGGTGGCATTGACCTAATGACCCCCAACACGCAGCCGGAAGAGGCCCTGGCCTTGTACTACAAGGCCATGATCGAGTTTTCGCTGGACCAGGTGGCAGCCCACTTCGCCACCAAGGCCGGGTCGTACACGTTCCCGAAGGCGATCCCCATCATCGTCTCGGGTGGCACGAGCCAGGCGGGGAGCTTCCTCGACTTCTTCAACAAGGTCTGGCGCAAAAAGAAGCGCAAGTTTCCCATCGAGGTCAGCGAGGTGCGGGCGGCGAAAGACCCGCTCAACTCGGTCGCCCTCGGGATGCTGGTGCAGGCGATGCAGGAGTATGAAGGGTGACGGGGAACAACATGAGATTTTTCAACTACACGTTCCGAGAATGGAAATGGTGGCGACGCCACCCAGTGCGTCGTGACCTCTACGTCGGAGAGGTCAAGTACCTCGAAGGCCAGGTCGTCCTCATTCGGCAGAAGGACGGGATGCTCTGGTTGCCTGGGGAGGATCACCCTCGGTTCCTCGGCCAGTCCCAGCTCGCCAATCTCTTTGGCACCAGGGTCTTTGGCACCCATAGCGTTATACATTCCAGGCCGGAACCCAAGTACCCGGTCAGGGTCGTCACGCCCGAGCTGGACCAAGAAATGGCCCGAGAGATTGACTTCTCCCGAGAGAGGGAGAGGCGGGGTGAGGGCGGAGAACCGCGGTTCGACAGGGACCTTTTGGATTTGGACTTCGGTGAGGTACCCGACTACTCAGACTACCGGGTCGAGGTGCTGAAAGGCCTGGGCACGCTCCTACGGAAGTCCGTCGAGGTACGTGAGCACGGATGCGTGCCTGTCACCATGGCTCGGGAGCGGCGGTTAGGGTTCGCGGACAGGGATGACGAGGTGATCTACGTCATCTCCATCCACGACGTGGGGGAGGTCTGGGATGGGTGGGAGATGCCCGAAGACCTCGAAGAGTTCGGCTCCTGGGGTGCTGTGAAACACCACCTGGGAACGGACGAGGGGCAGTTGGCGTTGTTCAGCGACTTCTCGAAGTACAAGCCGGATGGCGTTGTTCAGCGACTTCTCGAAGTACAAGCCGAATAGACCGAGCGGCCCTCCATGATCAGCCTATCTCAAAGGAGAGGTAGACCCCTTTGGAGGCGGCCGCATGTATTTCCAGTTAACATCTGCCCTGAAGCGACGCTTCATTGAAGAGCTGCGCCGGTACTGGTCGTACCACCCCAAGTACCGCGATGACCTGGTGCAGAACATCCAGGGCAAGTTCTCGTTCAAGGAGAGGCCCCAGCACGGGATCATCATCAAGACGGGCTCGGGCAACCGGGTAGACTTCTCCGCCGACAACTACCTCGGCCTCATTGAGAGTTACTGCCTCCTCACTCGGGTCATGAACAAGCCAGGTCTGTCTATCGAGTGGGTGCGCGAGGACTCCAGGGCCATCCAGCAGAACAACGGGAAGTTCCCATCCCCTCCGGGCGTCTACTACATCGACATCGTGGCCCCGAGCACGGACTTGGCGGACCCAGCCACCGTCTGTGCCCAGCAGCACAAGGTGGACAAGGTGTTCTACGTCGACCCTCTCGTCGAGGTGATGCATGAGCCTGTGGCTCTGCTCGACGAGACGCACGCGCAGCTCATGCACATCCCCGCCCGATGGCTTCGACTATTCGAGATGCCTTCGGGATTCCGCTTGGTCGAGGGCACCAACTTCACCCTGGACCAAGACCTCTCCGGCAACCTCACAGGTGGCATCACGCTGATGACCGAGTTGACGGGTGGCCGGTGGTTGCAGGCGGACTACCGCTACCAGGCAGAGTCCTCCGGTCCGTACCCCATTCATGAGATGCACGCCAACAACTCGGCCATCCCCGGAGTGGTTCTTGCCTTCGGCCGGAAGGCGGACGTGGGGGACCAGCTCGCTGTCATTGTCCACGACATCCGGCGGCCGGCGTACCAGGAGTACGGCGGCAAGTGGGAGATGCAGCTCGATTGCGACGTGATGAGTCGCGACGTCCACGCCCAGCAGGAGATCGTTGACCAGACGGTCGTGTACTTGTGGGGCGTTCTCCGCAGCTACCTGTCGCACCAAGGCATCGAAATCACCGACGTCTCGATGGGTGGTGAGTCCGAGGAGCCTTACGACGAGAACGGCGACGACTTGTTTTACAACGCGACGTTCTCCATCACCTGCCAGACGGATTGGTCCATCCACGTCCCGGTCGATGGGTGGCTACGAATGGCCGCCTCATTGACTCCGCAGCAGCACCAAGAGATTGCGGGGATGTCGGACGACGATTTGAAGGGTCAGGACGGTAACATCAAGGCATTGGAAGCCTTGGGAGTCGAGGCTATACAAGACCCGTTCTGGTCGGGACGGCGTGGAACCTTCGCAATGGTGAAATAGATGCAACAGATTGAAGTGAAAGACCTCTCCGAATGGCTGGCCAGGCTCATCACAGCCCGTAACGCCAAGCATGTCTTGGTTTCTGATGACGACGTCGGTTGGAGGAGGCTAGGGTTCCGGGACGTCGATGCCCGTGTCCATGTGTTCCTCCCCTTGACCAAGGCCATTGACCGAACGCTGCATTTCAGTGACAGCCGCGGCTATGACGCTGGGAGGGCGGAAAGGACCGCGAAATACACGCAGGCAGAAATCTGCGGTGCGCTGGGTGTGTCCTACAAAGGCCTGCCCCTGCGCAGCCCAGGCGACCGTGAAAAGCTGGTGCAGTTGGTTCCCGTAGGGGAAGTCCCTATTCGCTGGGGTGATGAGGCCACCTCAACACAAAAAGGTGTATGATTTTGCCAACTTACGAATTTCAATGTGCGTGTGGCGTCCAGTTCGAGAAACGAGCCCCGTTGTCGGAGCGTCGCCAGCCGAGGCGTTGCCCCGAATGTGCTGAGCTGGCTCCTCCTGTTCCGCCCTCCACCGTCTCTGGCCATTTCAACCACGATGTGACGGGCCCCGGGCCACAGAACACCGGCATCGCTGGGCTGGACGCCAACATTGACCGGGTGATTGGCCAGTCGGCCAGGCAAGGTCGAGAGGTTATCGCCGCACGGGTGAAGGACAAGCTGGAGGTCATGTCTGACGAAGGCGTCAGCGGTGACCGGCTGTCCAAGAACCCCGATGGCAGCTACTCGGTGCTCAAGCCCGAAGAGCAGGCCGTTCACAAACGAGCCCTCAAGATTCACGAGAAAGCTGGCGAGTGGAAGCGAACAAAGAGGCGTCCGGCCGTTAGTTAGGCTATGCGACCCCACATATCAGCGAAGGGTGTGTTCTCGGACGTGCCTGGGCACCTCCTCTCCTGAGAGGGAGATGGTCACGATGAAGCCGAAAAGACTGATGTACCTCTAACTGGTGCTTCCCTCTGGGAACCTGCCTCCCCCTGACCGGTGGGATGGATTCGATGCAAGCAGCCCGATGCTCGAACCCGTGAACCAAATCGAGAGGTGCCCTGATGGCTTTCCCCGGACGACACTACGCTCCGCCCAATCCCTACACCAAGACCGACTACGAGAACCCGCTACAGGGTGCCATCGAGTCGCTCAAGATTCCGATCTTCATCGGTGAAGGCAACGAGTACCTCTCGCAGGTCGACCTGGAGGTCGTGCGCGGCTCATCCTCCGATGTAGACCAGCGCATCGTTGGTGAAGACATGACGGACCGTGCGGTCGTCAGCGTCTCCGCAACGGGCGTGGTCACGCGGGGCAGCTACGACGGTGCCCTGAACAAGGTTCAGGTCCGCAACCTCCCCATCGTCTCAGGCGATGGCACGGGGACGACTACGAACAGCCGCAGCGACGTGAGTGTGACGCTCAACGGTCTGCCGGTGGTGGTTGTCGCGGTGGATGGAGCCTCCGGCGTCATCACGCTGGGGCAGTCGCCGAAGCTCGGCGATCTTCTGCGGGTCAGCTACTTTTTCAACCGCGAAGACACGCGGGTCACGGATGACCTGTCCGACCAGGTGACGGCAGAGAACGCCATCATTCGGGCGTCGGTGGGCCTCCTGGATGTTAACGCCCCGACTCCGGGCACGGCCACGATCGACATCCACGCGGACATCCTTGGCGGCAACGGCCAGGTCGTCGTCCCGGCGAACAACATCGTCGCCCTCATCGTGGATGGCTTCCAGGCGGAGTTCACGCTCACGCCGAAGTCCGATTACACCATGCAGCAGATCGCCAACGTGATCTCGGCGGCTGGTGTCGGCACGCTCACGGGCTCGACGTTCGTGAACAACCACGGCGAGAGCACCCTGGCTCTCAACAGTGACCACGACCTCACGGTCTTGGAGGGCACGGCGAACGCCCTGCTCGGTCTCGCAACCGGCCAGGTGAGTGCCCGTCGCAAGACCTTCTACGTTCACAATGGCCCCATCGTGGATGGCAGCAACGGCGGCGTTACGACGACCGACCCGAGCCACGTCGTCGTCATGGTGGGTGGGGTGCAGGTCATCCCCGATGCAGTGGACGGAGCTTCCAGGGCTATCACCCTGGCGACGGCACCCAAGGCGGGTGTTTTGGTCACGGCGACGTACTTCTTCAACACCTGGCAGAACACGTTCGACAACCTCCAGCACTTCAACGTGCAGACGCTCACCCGCGTCGGTGACGTGCCTGGCGGCAATCAGTACATCCAGGGCTCGGACTTCGTGCTCCAGGACGACAAGGTGATGTGGGGCACGGCAGCCCTCGTGGCGGCCGGGACAACGACGACGGGCAGTGAGCTGTTCGACGACACGCAGATCACGCCGACCCTCATCGACAACAAGACTTTCATGTCGGAGTGCGCGGCGGTCACGACTTCGCAGGGTGCGGTCAGCAGCACCGAGTTCCAGCTCCCGCTCGACCCGACTCTGGGCAACGGTCGCGACACCAGCCTCGGCCAGTCGCTTTTCCAGAGCATCGCCAACAACCGCATCGGCGTCCCGGTCAACCGGCCGGACGTGGTGGATGTCTACTGGGGCTTCTCGGTGGACGACGCGTTGGCTCGCGGCAAGGTCACGGTCATCAAGGTCGAGGGCTCCGTGGTCACGCTCCAGGACGCGGTGCCTGTGGGTGCGATGGTCTTCGCGACCTTCTACCACAACATGATCGTGGACATGGAGTACACGCTCACCGCCGTTCTCCCCGGCGTCAGTGGCGTCGGCACCTATACGATCCAGAACAGCAGCGCGGTGGACATCTACACCCCGACGTTCGACAACGGCACGAAG